CTCCAGAAGCAGTAGAAGAAATCCAACCAACAGAAAGCGAGACAGCTGTGGAGAATACTCCAGAGACAGTTGCAGCACCAGTAGAGGCAGCAGCGGTTGAAGCTGCTCGTCCTGTTGTTACTGCAACAACATTTGTGCGTGAGCGCATTGCACCAATCACATCAGCACAGTACCTAGAAGCAAACATCAAGGCAGCTCTTGGTGATGACGAGGCTCGCCGCACAGTTCGTGCAGCAGATGACTCAACATCAACAAACACTGGTCTTACACTTGCACCACACCTAAACACATTTATCACTGATACATTTACTGGCCGTCCAGCATTTGAAGCAGCAACTCGTCAAGCATTATTGCCAGAGGGTATGTCATTCACAGTGCCACGCCTTTACACAAACGCATCTTCAGCTGACACTGCTCCAACAGTTGCAGACACAAACGAAGGTTCAGCACCATCTGAGACAGGAATGACATCTGCTTTCGACACAGTAAATGTTAACAAGTTCAGTGGATTGCAGCGCGTAAGTTTTGAGCTCGTTGACAGATCACAGCCAGCCTTTATGGAATTGATGATGATCGAACTTCGCAAGGCCTACGAGAAGGCAACAGATACAGCACTTCTACAAGCTTTTGTTGATAGCGGTACTACAGCAACAGGTGTAGCAGCAACAGCAGCTGGACTACAGTCATTCATTTCTGTAGAAGGCGCAGCAGCATACAAAGGTACAGGCGGAGACTTTGCTAACAAGCTAGTTGCTTCAACTGACCAGTGGGCAGCAATCACAGGATACGCAGACACAACAGGTCGCGCACTCTACTCAGCACAAGGTGCAACATACAACGCAGCAGGTAACGCAGTAGCAACATCTGTTCGTGGAAATGTTCTTGGAACTGACTTGATCGTTGATCACAACTTAGGAGCAGGAGTTATTGACAACTCAGCGTTCTTGGTTGCTCCATCATCTGTGTACTGCTGGGAATCACCACAGACACAACTTCGCGTCAATGTTTTGACAACAGGCGAAATCGAAATCAACCTTTACGGATACCTAGCAATTTACTTGGCTAAGTCCGGCAAGGGTGTTCGCAAGTTCAACCTAGCTTAATAGGTAACTAAGTCGCTCTAGGGGGTCAGTAGCCCTCTGACTCCCTAGAGTCTTTAGAAAGGATCATCATGGCATTAACTACAGTTGCAGAGCTTCGCTCCACACTGGGTGTTGGCACTTTATACACAGATGCAGTTTTAGAATCTGTGGCAGATGCCGCCGATGCAGTTCTTTTGCCGATGCTCTGGACTAACACTAACTATGCTGTGTCACATTCTAATGTTGGCACAGTGGGCACATTGTACTTTGATGAATCAGTTGAAAATGTTTATTATGTAGGACAAGAAATAACTGTATCTAAAGCAGGTTCCAGATTTAATGGAACAAAAACAATTTTAAGTGTTGGTGAATACTCAATCACAGTAACTACAACACACATAACCGATACACCTAAGCACCCTTTTAATCCTTTTGCTGAAGTTGCTGGTCGCACTTATGTGGACTGGACTTTAGATCAAGCAGTACAAAACGCAGCTTTGATGATCGCTGTTGAAATCTGGCAAGCAAGAACCTCGACTTTGAGCGGTTCTAATGCTATCGATTTCCAGCCTAGCCCCTATCGGATGTCAGCACAATTACTGGCGAAGATCAGGGGCTTGATTTCTCACGCACTCGCGCCAACATCAATGGTGGGCTAAATGCCAGTACCGATTACAACACTAAGAACTACTTTAGCAACTGCTTTGGTAGATAACACTAAATACCAAGTTTTTGCCTTTCCACCAAGTGTTGTTTTAGCCAACTCAGTTATCGTAAGCCCAGATACAGAATATATTGTGCCTACTAATAACCAGCACATAAGTATTAGTCCGATGGCTAATTTTAAGATTATTATCACATGTCCGCTTTTCGATAACGAGGGTAACCTCAATGGCATAGAAGATTTTGTTTGTGGCGTGTTCGCAAAGCTCGCAGCATCATCTTTGACCTATAATGTAAGCGCAATAAGCGCACCAAGTATTCTCAACGCTGCATCAGGAGAACTGCTCAGCTGTGAGATGTCCGTATCAATCCTTACGAGTTGGAGTTAAAATGTCCGATTGGGAAAAAGAGAACGAGGCCTTTCTGATCAAGATCGGACAGGTTGCAACACCAGCACCAAAACCAACACTAACTAAGAAAGACGAGGAATAATCTCATGGCCGTATTTTTGAATAACAAAGTTGGAATAAAAGTAGCAACAGTCGATCTGAGCGATCATGTCCAATCCGTGACTTTGAACCGCACATTTGACGAATTATCTGTCGTGGCTATGGGCGATAGCAGTGCGAAGGCAGTAAAAGGCCTAGAGACATCTTCTATCACAATTGATTTCCTAAATGACACAGCAACAGCAAGTGTACTTCCAACACTTCAGGCAGCATTTGGAACTACAGTAACTGTTGTATTGCTACAGGATAAGGGTGCAGCAGTATCAGCGACAAATCCACTATATACGATGTCATGTTTAGTAAATAATTTAACAGACATCAATGGTGCTGTTGGCGATATTTCAATGCAGTCAGTAACATGGAACTGTAACTCAACAGTTGCAGTAACAACAACAGGTACTTTCTAAACAACTAACAAAGGGGCTAATCATGGCAAGACTCAAGATCGTTCGACAAGATGGAAGCGTACTAGAAGGCGAAATATCCCCAGCAGTGGAATTTTCGTTTGAACAATATGCTAAAAAGGGTTTTCATAAGGCTTTCCGCGATGAGGAAAAGCAATCGGATGTCTATTGGCTGGCATGGGAAGTCACACGCAGGTCAGGTGAAACTGTAAAGCCTTTTGGGATGGACTTCATAGAAACGCTTAAGAGCGTAACTGTCGAGGACTCTGACCCTTTAGCATAAAGCGGGATCTGCCATTCACCTACCTAATTGCTCGCTTGAGTATTAGGTTACAGATACCGCCACAACATTTATTAGAGCTAGACAGAGTAATGCTAAATGCACTGCTCGAAGGTCTAAATGATGAAGCAAAGGAGATCAAAAATGCAAATAATAATCGAAACAAACGCTGATCTTCGCAAGGCTCTCCGCCGATTTGCTCCAGATTTAGAGAAGGCTCTCAAAAAAGAAATAGCAGGAGTTCTAAGACCAGTAGTAAAACAGGCTAGGGGATTTGTACCATCTGCCTCACCTTTAAGCGGCTGGGCTCCTAGATCATTTACTGAGGCAAGATTCCCATACTTTAGCGCTAGAGAAATTAGATCAGGTATCGGATATAGGACAACTGTTTCTAAACCTGACTCCAGAGGATTTACTTCCCAAGCTAGTATCTTTAACGCATCCGGAGCAGGCGCAATCTATGAAGGTGCTGGTCGTATTGGGCCTCAGCCTTGGGTAGGGCCTAATGCTGGTAGTCGTAGTAATAAAGTAAGCAAGTCTATAAACCCTAATGCCGGTCAACAGTTTATTGATGCGTTACCAGAATTGACAGGCAGCTCTAAAGGTAGAGGCCGATTGATCTTCAAAGCGTGGGCCCTTAATCAAGGTAAAGCAGAAGGCGCAGTCCTTAAAGCTATTTCTACAGCAAGGCAAGAATTAGTCAGACGATCTAATGTTTCAAGTCTTAGGAGACGCGACTAATGAATATCAATGAAGTAATCAATATATCCTCTAAGTTAGATGCTAAAGGATTTAAGCAAGCAGAGTCAGCTAGTGCAAAGCTAGGCAGAACTGTTAAGAATCTTGCCGGAACTTTTGGTCTGGCTTTTGGTACTGCCGCTGTTGTTGCTTATGGTAAAGCTTCTGTAAAGGTTGCACTGGAGTCTCAGGCAGAGCAGGAAAGACTCAATAACATCCTTAAGGTCACAACTGGAGCAACTCAAGCCCAGATTGATGTACTTAATGAGCAAGCAAATGCCTTAGAGCGTATTGGTGTTGTTACTGGTGGAAACATCAAAACAACTCAGTCTCAGTTAGCAACATTTGATTTACAGATTTCAACGATTAAAACTTTAACTCCAGCGATTCTAGATTATGTAACTGCTGAAAAGGGTGCCACAGCATCTGCCTCTGATTTTAAGTCTATGACTAATGGACTGGCTCAAGCCCTCAATGGTAACTTTACATCATTGACTAAAACTGGCTTTGTGCTAGATGAATTTACAAAGAAAACTATTAAAGAAGGAACTGAGACAGAGCGAGCAGCAGCTTTAGTTAAGGTTCTTAACTCTACATACAAAGACTTTAACGCTAATCTTAGAAACACAGATGCAGGAAAGATGCAAGTCCTTGCCAATACTGCTAAAGAAGTCCAAACTATTATTGGCTCTGGCATTATTGAGTCACTGAAACTGCTAAGTGAAGATACGACAATCGATGCGTTGACATTAAAAATGAAATCTTTAGCAACTGCTACTTCTGATGCAAGTGTTGGATTTTCGCTAATGCTTAAAGACATTAAAGATGAGGTTTCAAAAGATCCTCTTTTAGGTTCATTTTTTGATTGGCTATTCAAAGACATGACTACAGGATTTCTTCCTTTAGATACTGCCATCAATCGTGGTAAAGAAAGACGAGAAACCCTTGCTTACAACAAAAATGAGCATAAGGCTAAACAACAGATTCTTGCTATTGATAATAAGGCAGACAAACTAACCAAAGCTCAACTTGCTGCACAAAATAAACTACTTGCAACTCAGCGGAAAATTGCAGCAGAGAAGAAAAAGCAGGAGATTTTAGACAAGGCCGCTCTAGTCCTTGCTCAAGGCCAGAAGTTATTTGATGAAGAAGGCATTCAGTTAGCCGCCGCAGCACAGGGCAAACTAACAGAAGAAGAACGCGTACGCGTTGCCCTTAAGAAGGACATTTATGAATTAGAAGCGGCAATCAATGAAGAAAACATTAGTGCCGCTGCTCGCTTGTCTAATAGTATGGTTGCCAACGCTCAGAAATTAGCAGGCCTACGCGGTGACATGATCGGTTTGAATGACATTGAGAATCCATTTACAGCATGGCTTGAAACACTTAAGCAGATGGCAGCAGAGTTGGCCAAACTTGCTAACATCAAGCCACTTGGTGCTTTGCCTATGGGCGGGGCTATGGCAGAGCCTTTGTACAGATACAACTCATTAAGTCAGCAGCTAGTGCCGGGAACTACTGAGAGATCACCTATGGGCTATGGTGGTGGTCAATTTGACATGAACTTAATACCTAGCACTCCATTGTACGGTTACAATTCTCTAAGCCAATCAGCAGTACCTAGCGGCGACACTATTGTGAACATTTCGGTCACAGGATCAGTTACAACAGAGCGCGATCTAGTCGCAGCCATTACTCAAGGACTTTACGCACAACAGGCTTCTGGTACTCCAGTTAATTACAGTACGGCGTACTAATGGCACTACCAGCAACCCCTATTGTAAAGATCAACCTAACTGGTGGAGCCTCATTCGGTGAAGCCTTTGTTTTGGGTTCATCTCGCCTAGGCTTTGCTGAGTTTGCTTCTGGATCTACTGTCATTGTCGATGTATCCAATCAAGTCTCTAAAATAGATACTCGCAAAGAGCGCAACCTATTTCAGGATAAGTATCTCTCAGGCACAGCAACTGTTCG